CGTTCCGGTCGTCGTAGTCGTTCCGGTCGTCGTAGTCGTTCCGGTCGTCGTAGTCGTTCCGGTCGTCGTAGTCGTTCCGGTCGTCGTAGTCGTTCCGGTGGTGGTGGTGGTGGTATTGGTTGTCGTGGTCGTAGTAGTCGTCGTCGTTGTAGCAGTCGCCGCCGCAGGCCAATCCGCCGTGAACAACGCCGCAGGGCTGGTAACCGGAAGAACGAACAGGTATACATCAACGCTTCCGGCTGACAGCGCCGACAGGTTCGCTCCGGTCGCCGCAAAGTAGGCATTCACAGCAAGAGCCGTGAACTGCCCGCTCTTGAATACGGCAGTTTCCTGCAATGTGGTATTGGCTACAGACGTGTGGATGTTGGTTGTAGCGGAGAAGAAAGTTGCCGCTCCCGCCTTGCCAACACTAACGGTAAGTGTAGTGGCACCCACAAATTGCGTGGTGTGCTTGACGTACACCCCCATTATCTTCTGACCCGGCTGCAACGTGAACAACGCGACTGTGCCCGTAAGGCCAGCGTTCGCCGTGAGATCGGTGTAGGGGATGGTAGACTTGTGAATGTACAGTGTCGTACCGAGACCTACCGCAACGTGCTCGGTCTTCATGATGTCCGATCTCCTTTAGACTGTAGCTAGAGCCGCACCCTTAACCCACGTCCCAGGCGATCCTCTTACTCCGCATTTCCAGTACGGTACCACGCCATTGGCGGGGGCCGTGGTGTTAATCACAGTGTCCCCCACCTCAAAAGTCCCGTCCGTGGAAGCAGTCGGATAGCTGGTCCCGTAGTAGATCTTGGTGCCATCGGCCCTCTGTTCCCAAACTGAAAGTAGTGCCATGGTGATCCCTCCTTACGGGGTGCTGACATTCAAAAACAGGACGCAGATGTCCAATGCGCCAGCGGTTGCCGTGTTGACGTTGTGGCTGCCGGTCCAGTAGGAATTGACGACTTGCGCCGCCGCCGTTCCGGACTTGAACATCGCGGTTTCCTGAACCGTGGTATCGGCCACAGCCTGAAAAACGTCGAATGTCGCCGTGAACTGCGTTGCTCCGATCGCGCTTCCGACTGAAACGGTCATGCTTGAAAGCGATCCGCCAGCAAAGGCCACGGAATGCTTCTGGTACACGCCCAGGATCTTCGCGTTCGCCGGAAGGGTGAACAGGGCGATAGTCTGGGTTGTACCAGCCGTGGTCAAATCGGCGTAAGTGAGGCTGAACTTCCGGTACTCCACGAAGCCGCCCAAATTAGCTGCAAGGTATGCGGTTACCATGTCGGTTTCTCCTTGTCCCTTTCCTTAGAACAACGTGCTGGAAAGCTTGAAGCCCGACCGTGGGTTCGGAATCACGATGTTGCTGCCAACCAGGAACTGGCCTGCCACGTCGATGGTGTTGTTCGCTTCCTTGAAGCCCGTGAAGCCGAATTGGAACTTCGGGTTTGTGGAGAAGTACCATTCGATGTACTTCGTGTTCAGCCCGTACATGACGCCGTTGGTGCCGGTCGGCATGTACTGGTCGATCACGATCTCGGAAGCGTTGAACCGGAGGGACTGGAAGCCGCACTGGCCCAGATCCGATTCCTTGTCGTAGAACCGCTGCATGGGCTGGAGCGCGTTCCAGATCAGGTCCCAGCCGTTCTTGGTAACGGAGATCAGATCGACGTGATCGGCCCCGAACCAAGACTGGGTGTAAGCGGTGTTGAGCGTGCGAAGAGTGAAGCTGGTCAGGCCCGACTGAGTGTAGGCGTTGAGGCCACCCACTGTGCCGACAGTCGTGACATCACTGCGCGTGATGCCGCCAACCGTGGCGAATAGGTTGCCGTCGTCGTACCACTCTTTCAAACCGTTCAGCATCTTAGCGCGAACGCCCTGCCCGTCGAGGTACATATCGACGGCCAGCAGCTTCGCCATCTTCAGCGATGCGTTGGTGAACTTTGCCTCAACCTGCGAGAAGATGGCAAGCTCTCCATCGTTCCGCATGGAATCAAAACCATCAGTCTTGTTATCGCCGGGTTTTTTATCCCGGCTTCAGCGCGTTACTGGATTCCTTGGGATTCCGCGCTGCTCAGCATATGTCTTACGGGAGCCTTCCCGCTCGGGCGCTCTTGCGGACGATTATTCTTGGGAGTCACGTCCGTATGCGTTACACCTTCCTCAGGACCTGTGCCCTCTGAGGCTCGGCTCGGCGTTACCCCTTCCCCTGGGGCTTCCACCGAATTCACCCGACTTTTTCTATAACGCTCCGAATCTTCGTGGTTGAGTACCTTGATCTGATTGAACAAATACTCGCGCATCAGGTAGGCTTCTTCATCAACACCGTGCCACCGACTACCCTTCTTGATGTCGTGAAGCTGAATAGCCAATTTCGCTTGTTCCTTCTTCACTATCATGTAGGGCTCGATCTGCCTGATTACATCGACCGCCTTTATGGCGATCCACTCAACCCTGTAGCACCCAGGCCCTATCGCTCCCTCAGGCAACCTAGCATCATACAGCCTGCCGGTGTTGCCGAAGGTATCGTTGATGGCCTGAAGCACTCCCAGATTCTGCGAGTACATCGTTATCCTGGCCCAGTACGTTGGGCGCTTCGTTTTCTTCGAAGTCCCGTACTTGTTCTTGCTGATTCCGATGCTGCCATCGGCATCAGCGAACCCGGCGATGTACTCTAGGCTTAGCGTCATAGGCTGCTAGTTGACCAGCATACCACCGATGCTGGTTTTTGTCAACAGCGTAATACCGACATAATATACTTTCATGTCGTTGACAAGCGCCGTGTCAGTTGTTACGAAGTCGATGTTCATCGCTTCGCCGCGCCCGATCGCCCCGCCGTTAAGCTCGCCCACTATCAACGGTCTTTGGATGCTCAAACCACCATTGAACCGTTCCATGTTGCGAGTATGCAGGCGAGTGAAGACCGGGCTCTGGAGATAGATCACGTCCGTCGTTTTCGGAATGATGCGCTTGAGCGTGTAGGCGTCAAGCTCTGTCAGAGTCAGTGCCACTTTGTAAAACCTCCCGTTTTGCGGTTAGGGTTCAAGCCGCCCCGGCCCGCGATTTCAACAACTCTTCGTAGCCTTGCTGGGCTATTACGTTCTCCCCGAGCTTTCCTGGGCCGGGGTCATCGGAGTTAGCGCCTTTCGCCTTCTCCAATATGTTGCGTTGCAGATGCCCGAGCGCGGGGCCGCTTCCGGATTGGTCGGTTGGAAGACGGCCACCAGAGCCCATCGCCGCCTTCATCTCGCCGCGCTTTTCGGCTTCGGCGATCTCGGCTGCGTGCTTAGCGGCTACTTCGGCTTCGCGAGCCTTCTGTGCTTCGGCTCGCTTGGGTGCAACATAATCTTCATACGCCTTCTGCGGATCGTGGATGTTGTTCTTTCGCATGTGGTCAAGAACAGCGCCCATGTCCAGTTCGGCGTCAGGGCCAAATTCCTTCGCGTGCTTCCACGGCAGGGACACCGTGCGCTTGTAGACTTCCTCGAATCCAAGCGCCAGCCGATCAAGTTGATCCGTGATGGTTTTGTTGACAACGTCGGCCTTCACGAACCCCTGCTTCTCGATGTCTTTCACGATGTCGGCGAACCCGCCCTTGTTCCAGTCGTCCACGCCGCCACCTCCAGCCGCTTTCGCCGCAGCCAGTTCTGCCTGAAGCTCAACTTCTCGCCGGGTTGCGTTGGCGTTTTCATCCCAATTGCTCGCACGCCATTGCTCCCAACTCTTCAACCTCTGATCGTAGTCACGGGCCTGGGCTTCGACATTGTCTACCGACTGCTTCAGTTGGGGGTACTTATCCAATACCGCCTTGTCGGCAGCGTCTATGCCCTTGACAATCTCATCGAAAATCGCCATAGTTACCTAGTCGTCTTCAAGCCATCCTTGGAAGGCCATCGGACGGATTCGGGATGGGGGCTTCGCCTTGGCCCGGAGGAGCAGCCCCACCCGCTTCAGCGCGGGCACGCACCTCCCCCAGCATTTGCTGCATAACCTGACCAGCCTTTGCGATCGGGTACAGCAGGGACGCGATTGGAGGATATGCGGTCTGCGCGAGGGCCTTAAACTCGCCTGCCCACTGTTCCAGTTCGCTCAGCTTCGTTTCGAGCGCGGACAGCGGATCGGCGGAAGTGTCAGGCATTCCAGGCTGGGCCGTGCCTGGGACACCCGACTGTAGAAAAACCGATTGCGGAATGGCGGGCGCTTGCTGCGCCCGGATCTGCGGAGGGATCATCGGTGTGGCTGGGATGGTCCCGGCTCCTGGACTTCTGGATAGCATCCGTGGATCGATCGGGACCATCGATGCCCCCTTAGTACTTCCCCTGAGACTGCTTGATCGACCGTTCCGACATCGGAAGCTTGCCTGCCGAGCCCCACCCCTTGACCGGAGTTCGGTTCAGCGGCGTCTTGTCGCCGATGGTCTGGAATTCCCCGCTCTTGGGGTTCGCGGAAGGGCTGGCTACTGGAGTCATGCCCAGCTTCACCGTGTCGCCGATGATCTGCTTCTCACCACCCTTAGGGTTGGACGATGGCGAGGAAACGGGAGACTTGCCGAGCGGTTGCTGATCGCCTGTAAGCTGTTTTTCCATGATCACTTACCTCCGCACTTCTTTCCTGGCATCGGCATTTTGCTGCCCTTCTGGGGAGGGGCTGGCTTTTCGGGTGCTTTCTTCATTTGGCCTCCAACTAGTTGGTGACAAACAACAAATACGGTTCCGTCACTACTGAAGGTAAAGGTTGGGAGATGCGGGTGTCAATAGCGTTTTGACACAAACAGCAGTAGTATCAATGCGTTGGCATGAATAAGTGAAGTTATTGCTTCAGTTAACGTCTGAAACGCGCAAGCGATTTAGTTAAAACGGATTCCCGGTTCTGGCGCTGCGTGTTAGGCGAGGGACTCGGCCCTTTCCCGTAGCGTCAGGTTCCATGCCTTCGCCCCGCTCCTGCGCGATCTCACCTTCGATTTGATCGATGTTGCCGAAGTCCAGCTTCCGAAGCATTTCTTTCCTTGAAACACCGCTCAATCTGAAGAGGCTGACGGCCAATTGCTTATCCCGATCCTTGTTGGCGCTGTGCAGACTACCGGGGGCAACCTGCATGGAGAACATCCTCCAGTGGTCTTCCTTCGGTGACGTGGCCGGTACCATGGTTTTAGGATTGTAGTCAAAGTCAGACCACGTTAAACCGTCAACACCGAGCATTGCCATACGCCGAGCCATGGTGTAGAACTGGAAGACGTTGCTAACGGCAATCGTCCCGGCGTCGCAGATAAACCGCTCGATCAGCCTTGACTCCAGGCGGAAAGCTGTCTGCATGGAGTCGCGCATCTGCTCGATCGTTTCACCACCTGGAACCTGATTTTTTCGGGCCAGGGCGTTTATGTCAACTCGGCCAGTGCGTCGATCGAATGTCGGGATCAGGTACTGCTGGAGCATCAGAAAGACGTAGGCTGGAAGGATTGGCGGGTTCATAAACACCACGTCCTGATTCGGCTGGCCCACGCTGGTGAGCTTCAGTTTCCCTCCAGGCATGTCGGGAAAGAACTTCTGCCATGCCGCATCACGTACCGCTCCCTCTTTCGAGATGACCTGGGGATTGACCGCCTTCTTGCAAACATCCAGCGTCGCGGCAGAAATCTCGTTGATCGCCTTGTTGAGAGGGATCTGATCCCGGTACTTCGATAAGCCACCTGGACCCCAGACGATCGGGTTGAGAACCAATTTAGCAAATGGGAATAGGCCATGCCAGTAAGGGGAAGGGCCGTCGTACATCACCTCGTCGCCAGCGAACACCACCAGCCGTTTTCGTGGGAACAGGCGTTGCCTGGGCGCTACCTCGTACCAGTAGTTGTGCTGATCCTGGCTGAGGTACGGGTCTTTGACCAGAACAGTGCTCGACGATTCGTTGATCGTAGGATCGTCGATCCAGTACTCTTCCAGGTTAACCACCGGGAAGACGTGCTGCGCTGTCGGCATTCGGCGCATGGTACGCAGCCCAAGGTGGTAACGCATCGCCGGGGACAACGAATTCCAAGTTGACTCTTGGATGTGTCCCGGTCGGACATACTGGTTGCTATTGTCTACCCAAGCTGAGGTGGCGTACTTCTCAAGGCCGTTGGCCCGGTCACCCCAAATGTTCCTGAAGTACTGGAGCGGCTTATAAGTGCGGTACAGAACGGCGCTAGAGTCCTGGAGATCCTGGCCTTCTTGGATCGGAAGCACACAGTCCATTCCGCACGCCGTTACCGTCATGCTCCCCGGCATATTACAGCCGATCTTCCAATAGCCCGTTCCGAACATGGCATGATCGACTACGGACACAAGGGACAAGTCCATTTTCTGCCGCTGCCATTCGTGCTGCACCACCATGCGGGCAACGTCGGCCTGTTCGGTGTACTCGGCTACCGAGCACCTCACGTCGATGGTTGGCCGAATATCCGTCAACAGCGCCAAGCGATCAAAGCGGGCTTCGGACAGCCGGTTGTCGAAGAATCCGGAGCGGTAGCGCGGCCTGCGCTCGTTCCATTGCTTGCCTTCCAGGAAGTCGATGTAGGTGTGAATGTTGGCGTACTCTGGATTCAGGTTGAGCGTCGAAATCGCCTCTTCCCGAGCGGCGTCGCGCCATCGAAGCAGGTTGTTTTTGTAACTGTCAGGGGTATCCGGAGCGGTGCCCCGATCCGTCACTACCGGACCACGCGGGATCTGAAAGATCGCCATCGCTAATCTCCATGTCCAGATCTGGACACAATCTCAAACCCAGGTTCCGGGCCGACCTGTTCGTGTATTTGACCACTTACCGTCAGAGCTTGGATCGACCGGGCCGATGTCTTCGTGACCGATCAACCCCTCTTCCTTCATGAAATCTCGTCTCTGTTGGTGCGTTTCGATGAACGTCGCTTCCGGCGCTCCGGTAGAACTGCTCTTCACCCTGTGCGCCCAAAACCCCTCCTGGTACGGGTTCTCGCACTTCGGATCGTTGTACCGTGCGGTGAGCGGGCCAGTGAATATCACCGAGAACGAGGAGATCAGGCGGGACATCGGCTTTCCGCAGGAGTCGCAGGCGGGATCTGGGGACGTACTGCGGGATAGGTAGCTTTCCTTGTATCTCCTGCACTCTGAGCAAAGAAATTCAAAAATTGGCATCCCTACCTCGCAGCCACCGGAGACTCCGACATCTCCTTAACGAAGTTCGCTATGTCCGTTCCGTTTGGATCTTGTTTGCCGGTCGCTTCGGCCAGCATCTGGTAGTCCTCAGGTGTGAACCGAAGAGCCTTAGGCTCTGGCTCCCATTGGTAAAACCAGCCCTGCCCCGCCGCCCAATCCATCAGTTCCTGAACAAGCTCGTTAACGGTTCGACCTTGATTCTCCGCCAACTCCCGCAGCATCGGCTCGTAGGTGGGGTCGATTTTCCAGGTGGCAATGAAGTTGTCGCCCTGCATCCCAACGCCACGCTCAACAAGCGGGAGTAGATCTCCTCCGCTCCAGTTCTGATTCTTCAGGTGCTTCGAGATCGCCTTGACGACATCGGGCTCCAACATCACTCCGCCTTTGGCTAGATCTGACAAAAGCCACGTTGCCACTCCACCCAACTTCGGTGCCGCATTCTCTCCGGTCTTCACCAGGGCTTTCACCTGTTGCGGGGTAAGTGTAATCTGTACCATCATGTTCACTTCTTCGTTCTTTGGGCCAAGTTCCATCTGCATTCCTTCCCTTACAAGACATCGTACTCTTTCTCGTCCCCCTCTGCATAGACCGCAGGGGCCAATTCGTTCCAGTCCAATTCTTTTTTCAGACCCGGCACGCTGTTGGCTTTGCCCTTTACCATGAACGAGTTGCAATTCGGACAAAGCTGCTTATCGGGAGTCGAGGAGCCCCACGTAGAATTGCAGATCAGACACGTCAACAGCCAGTCGGCAGTCTGCGCGTTGTCAGCGTTCGTCGGTGGCCGGATGGATGCCGTGAGGGCTTCGTCGCTGTCCAGATTGTGCCCGGTATAGAGGGAAATCAGGCCAGCTAGGATCACGTCATCATGAAAGCTGGGTGCCGCACCCGCCTTTTTATCTTCTGTCCCGATCTTCTGGAACCTCTTCATCTCGTACAGGAACGTCTCCGAACGAATCACCCACTGCCTGCCACGCAGCCAGCGCCGCCCCGTCTGCCAGAGCTTCGGCTTGTTGTTGGACTGGGTCTTCCAGTGCCATTTGTTCGAGAAGATTCGGTTTGCGTCTTCGTGTACCCATCGGTACAGGTTGGGGTACTGGTACTGAATCCTTACGGTGTCGGCACAAGTTGGGTAGTTGTACTCGATCGACAGCATGGCTTCGTTGTACATATACCCAAGCTGGACCACCGGCTTGGCAAACTCCATGGCGTCGATCTGATTGCTTCGGAGCATGGCAACCTGCACGTCGGAGTTCTGGCCCCGGCCCTTTCGGTTGACAAACGCCACCGAGTAGTCCTGTCCGATGCCCTCGGCAACGTCCACCCCGATCACGTACTCTTCGTTTGCCTTAGGCCACTCCCATATCTGGACTGGTTTGTGAACATCAAAGGTATGGTCAACTCCACACCATTCTTGAACGCATTCATGCTTCTGGCTTGCGTTCTCTCGCACCCCGTGGAAGTACCCGCGCTCATCAAGGTAGCCAGTTACGACCGGCTTACGAATACAAGTGTTGACCCACTCCTGGCAGTCTTCATCAAAAATCTGCGTTCCTGAAAGCTGAAATGACTCCTGAGCGGTGGTAGCCATTTCTTCCTTCAGAGTCTTGAGTGAAGCTCCTCCGTCTTTTTTGCGCTCTCGATTGATCCATTCCTTGTGGTACCAGCACAACTGCTCATTAGTCAGCTTGTAAGAATTGAAATGGCCCCTGTCGCATTTCGAGCAGACCTGATTCACTAGAGACGACCCGCCGTAGTTGCTCTCCCTGACCGTACCGCATTGAGGACAGATCACCCATTCGTCGGCGACCCTTCCGGCCAGTGAAACGCTCTTGGCGTCAGGCTTCCACCCCTTGGGCGGTGCCAGAACTCGCTTCTTTTCGAAGAACCACGGTATGAAGATAGGACGCCATTCCGCAAAATCCCCCAGGTCCATGTTTGACAGCCACAGGCTCTCCGCGTAGGAACCGGCCCCGTGCCCGGTTGTCTCGATGATCCCGATGGTATCTTCATTGTTGGCTAGAGCGTAGACCAGATCTCCTTCAACGGCCCTTCTTGCTGTGTCCTCCATCCAATCCGCAATTTCCGAAACGTGGCATCCTTGGATCGTAATACCCTGCCCAATCCCGGCGTACTGAGTTGAATGCTGGACGGTGATCTTGGAATTCAACCCAGCCGTATCTGGGCTCGCTCGCATTTTTTCGTTCGGATTACAAAACCAGATCCCTTCCTTGTACTCTCGGGTGGCGGTCATCGGCTGCATCCACCACGGAAGTTTGTCAAGAATGTGCAGTATTTTAGAGAACAGATCTGAGGCGTGCGGCTCGTCAACAGATACAAGCAGCCCGCGTGTGTTCGCTGAATAGATTGACTTCCACGCTAACAGGGCCTCGGCTAAGGTCGAACATCCTAATTGCCTTGCTTTGATTATGTAAACTTTTTGAGGCTGATGCTTGGCCTTAAGCTCGTACAACTGTTCGAGGATCATCTCCTGGACGGGCCACAGGTTGAACAGCATATCACCAGTTTCTTTGGTGACGATCCAGAAGTAATTACGGGCGGCGTACTCGAACGAGTTGTGGCACTTCTCAAGCTCAGAGGCTATTTGGCGAAGATCCGATTTGGTAAGAGCACCGAAATTTCCGTAGACTTCTGGCCTGTCAAGGTGGGCTAAAAGTTCGGAGACCCCAGGATCACGACGCCAGCGTTCCATCGACGGGCTCGGCCTCGACAACTAAAGACTGCTTATCGGACAGTCTGCGGATGATCGAATCCATGGTCACCGGAGAATTCTGGCCGTTCATGTTGGCATTGAACAACTGGGTGGTGACGTTCACCCCTCCGCGAGACTGCACCAGATTGTACAGATCTCCCATGATCCGCATGGCTTCTTTGTCGCCCTTACTGAGAAGCTCGTAAAGCTGACGGTAATACAAAGGCAAGAGTGCCGGGGCGTAGGCTTGGTGAATCTGTTCCTGATACTTGGCAAGTCCGTTTCGACGGAGCTTGCGCTTAGCCAGCACCGGGGCCATCTGTAGGAAGTCTGGAAGCTCGGGCGGTTTCTCCGTCTCGGCAGACGCTATCAGCGCCACCACGTCTTCGGACTTGCGCTTACGTTTTCCGGCCATCCCAATCAATGGTACCAGACCCTATCAAAACTGCCTACCCTGCTGATCCGTCAACACGTCTGTTTCGGCGTGCGGGCAGCTTGGATCGAAGCGGATGGGGCCGGTCCTTCGTGGGGTTGAAGAGTGGATCTCCTTCTGCCTGGGAGCGTACACCTTTCGGGCGTCTTCAATGATTGCTTCGATCTTGTCCGTCAACATCAAGTCCTTGTCCGTTACGAAGAAATCCCTGAACACCGGAAGGTCGATTGACATGGTGGGCGGCTCGGCCCCCGCCTTGGCTATCGCATTCTCTCCAGGGCTGACGATCCACGGCTGGGTAGGCTTCAGCGAAGCCATCGTGTAAACCAACTTCGCCGCCTTTAGGACGTGATCGGCCAGGATGTCTCGCTGTAGCACCACCATAGACTGCGTTCCATGAGGGTACACGTCTAGCGTCTCCGGGGTCTTCTCGTGAAGTTCGGCCACCAGGGTTGGAACCGTCCAATACTCAACCCCCATGTCTTCACCGGGTTCGTCGTCCGCGCGCCGATTGATCTTGATCGGAGCGACCCGCTTCGGGGGCTGAGCATTCGCTTCGCTGGGGGTTACGATAAGCTTTGGCTCTGAAACGGGCTGAATCGCGGGAGATCGAGGCAGTGTGAGGCCGCGAGGCTCCGAATCTCCGACAATCCCAGTAAGATCAATCGCCCTATCTGCCCTGTCCTGTGCTTCCCGTACCTCGTCCAGATCTGGACTTTCCATCTCCAGCACCAGTTCGAGCGCATCCGCGATAGCTCCAGCGATCTCAGCGTGGGACTTCCCGCCTGATTTCCGCATCACGGTTTCGCAGACTTTGGTGAACTTTGCCCTATCCATTGATCGACATCCTCTTCCAAAGATCCTTCTCTCGCACTCTCGCCTCGGCCCCAGGCCGATCTATCCCCGCCCGTTGAATCCTTTGGATCTCGCCCTCACGATCAGCCGCCTCTTCGTCATACGGAGAGAAGTCTTCCCCATCCCCACGGGCGAACAAAGCCCCGATCTTTTTAACCGCGTCCTGGAGATCAGCCAACTGCGACACTTGCTCCTTCGTGACGGCCATCAAACCCTCGGTGAACTTCGGCAACAGCTTCACCCCGTCCAGGTCATCCGTAAGTTTGGTGATAGCAGAGGTGAGCAGCTTCTGCTGCAAGAATGATTGCCGTTCCAGGCGGTACCGGAAGTACAGCCACACAGCAATACCGCAGAAGATCAGAAGTCCGAAGATGGACGCGAAGACGGATAGAAGGATTTCAGTCAAAACGAGGCCCCGATTTCCGTTGACGGCAACACTACGTGGATGTTAACTTCAGAGTATGCGAAATCCACTTCCCCCAGGACAGCGGCGCGTTCCAGTGTTTGGTCGTGTCGAAGAACAGACGTTGACCTTTTTGCAGCAGTTGGGCGAGCCAAACAATGGACGGGCGATCGATAAGCTGGTGCGTATGGCAATGGTTTCAATCCACGTCCCCACCGTTGGGAGCGCCCCCGTTTTTGCTAACCGGGACGATATGCCCCGCCCCGACCAGGAAGCCAACGCCCAAAGATAGCACTTGGCTGATACGCTGGTGGGTGACCTTCATCTCCTGCGCTAGTTGGGTTACTGTCCTCCCGCCCTTGAGGTACCTCCACACGACGGGGAAGCTTGCCTTTATGCGCCGCTTTTGAAACTCCGAATGCTCATTCGGGATCTTCGGCTGTCCAGCCATAAGCTGAACCGTACCGTCTTTGATGGCGAGTTTCACATCCCTTGGGGTTAACCCCAAAACTCCCAAGACGCTATCCGCGTTGACATCTTGACTCATGTAGGCATTATGCAAGCGTCACTTGCACTTTGTCAAGCTCACAAACAGAAAGGGCTCGGGTTTTACCCCGAGCCCTTCGCCCGCCCCTACGCTTCTGGGTAAGCGTATTTCAGGATCATGCTCACCGGATCGGAGATGCCGATGGCACGAATCCAATCCAGCACCCGATCCGAGAAGCCGCCGACCCGAACCACACCAGGGTACTTCGGGTCGAACACGGTCGGCTGGTATCCGGCCATGTTGATACAAAACACCCACGGCGACGTAGCCTTCGGCTTACGATCCCGAACCGGCTTCATGCAATCGTCGTGCGCCTGTTCGTCGGTTAGGACGATGATGTAGTCGTAGGCTGGCATCACCATTGCTACCCGAGACAACGCGGCCCCAAGGTTCGTTCCTCCGCCCATTCCAGGAACCCCTAGAATTCCCTTCATGGCTGCGATTACCGGCGTATTCGACGGGATTCGAACTTCCACCGGGTTGTAGGAGTAGACGTAGATGTCCGCGTTTCCCTTCCGGGCGAACATCGCTCCGAGAGCAGAAGCCGCGACTTCCAGAGAAACATCGCTGTCCTTGGACAGGGGATGCTCCATCGATCCCGAGCGGTCGATCACGATAGCGATCTTCCCATCCAGCCCAGCGATCTGGTCGGCGCTCTGGTCCATGGCCTTAGCGATCGCATCCGTCAGGTACTTGGGCGCTCCAGACGGAAGCGCCGTGTACGCCGAGTAGTAGCGATACGGGAACTGCTTTGCCTTGGCGACCTCTTCACGATCCGAGATCCGCTCGGCAACCTTCCGCAGAACCTCCGCTGACACACCTTTCTGCACGATATTTCGAAGGTTCCGGAGCAAGGCCATGTGGCCCATGGAATCCACGGACTTCTCCCAATCCTCAGCCTTGACCTCGCCGGATTCGCCAGCTTTGGTGATCTTCTGTTCCCAAGTCTGGCCCTCTCCCGACTTCACCTTGCCGATCATCGGGAGCAGCGCCTTCTCTTCGTCGCTCAGTTCAGCCCAGCCCTTGCTGACAAACTTCAGCAACGCCGAACGCCAGGGAAGCCCCGGCTTCGGGTGGAACAGCCGCACGATGTCCCGCATCGTGTAGGTGCGGCTCTCGCCCTTGTACTTGTTGACCTTGTATTCGTTGAGGGTCGAGAGATACCTTGCGACCGCTTTCTTGAATTGAGCGGTGAACTTCGAGCCGACTACGTCGAAGTAGGCTGCGGATTCCAAAACCTCGTCGCCGCGCTCCCAGGCCCAGGTAGCAGCATCGAGAGCGTATGGAGACATGATTCCATAAGGGCTAGCGGGGTGATGCGCCAATCCCTTGGCGTGCTTCTCGGCCATGTGCTTCGGCAAATCGTGGAATCGATTCCCGCACTTGTCGCACAGGAACCCCTGCTTCCCTTCCGGTCCACCGAGGAACAGTTCGGCGGTCAGCAGCGCCGGGGTAGTGCGAAGATGCAGTTCGTTGCGAGCGTACTTCGTCAACGCGGCGATGTACTTCGCGCCGTCGCTGTCCTTGAGCACGCTGCCGATCAGCGACCGGAACCGCTTCAGCCGATCGTCCTGCTTTTCATAGAAGGTGTCCGATCCAAAGAGAGCCGTTGCCGCCAGGATGTACAGTTCCCTTTTGGCGTTGTCCACGTAGGCGGGAGCGCCTTCGTGGGTCTTAATTGTCGGCGTCGATACCTTTCGGGTCCGACGCTTTACGGTGTTCAGGGCCATGTTGATACCTCCAAAATGAGAAGAGCCCGTACCATTAACTCCACGGTACGGGCTCTTAGATATCTAGGATTTGGGGAAAGAATCGAGACTGAGTTTTTAGCGCTCTACCTCTGAGCTATCCACCCCCGAAGGGAAGGAGTTGGATTCGAACCAACGACCTCTCGCTCCATATGCGAAGTATCAGCCCCAACACCGCCAAATCCTTAGATCTGGTCCCGTGGAGAAAGATTGAGACGGAGTTCTTAAATGGCCCCCATATCTTTTGTTGGGGGGGCCATCGCTTACAAGGCGATTGGAAGTATCCGCCTCTACACTGCCACGAGCGAATTAGAGATGTGAGGAAAAACTGGAGCGGGGTACCCCTTGCGGGGCTTCGTTGGAATTGAACCAACATCGTTTGCTTATGCGGCAAATGCTCAACCATTGAGCTAGAAGTAACCGCCACCAACACCGTCACATCATTTTCAAAGATCTTTCCATGCGGGGCTGGGCGACCACCACGCCACCCGGCCCCGCAGTTCCGTTTCGGTTGACTCTGACCACGACAACGGATCTGTAAACAACAATACAACGGATTTAACCCGATTGCAAGCGTTTTCTTGGATCACCCGCAACATTTTCTGGGGGCGTTCGATTTGGGCCGGTCGGGAGGGTCAACTAGCGGGATTCTGAAGCACTGCCGTTCCTCTGCATCAAGCACCCGGCAGGGGGTTCTGCGAGCGTAATGCTCGCGGGTGCAGGCGTTTACGGCTTCATCGTGGGTGGCGTAGTCTCGATCGGTGTCGTACCAGACGGGGTGTGACTTGCAACGGAACTGGACGGTATACACGCCGGGGCCTACCCCTGCCACAGATACGCCACCACCTTATCTCCGTTGGTGGCCCCGTCGATGTAGAAGCTGCCGACATCGATCTTGTCCACGCCGCTCTGGACCTGGAGTTCGAACGAAGCCCCCTTGGCGATAACGTAGATCGCCCCAACATTGGTGGTGTAGTTGAACGTCGAGCTTACGCCCAACACCACAGCGCTGGTATTGCCAGCCAAAGCGTGGATAACCAGCTTGGTGGCTTTAACCCCAGCATACGTGGGGAAGTTAGCCAAGATCGACACCGGGGTCCCGGATGTCACGGTGATTTCCCCAAGCGACATCGGGTTGGTTGCAAGATTCGGTACGGACATGCCCTACTCCTTTGCATTCGGATTTGTGCCTACGAAACAATTGTATTGTACTTTGGCGCTTCCAGGGCTACAATACTTACGAAGTTGTTTCCTCCGAAGCTGCGAGTCTCCTCGCGGGGCCTGCGCTACACAGCGGCACAGGCCCCATTTTTCAGCTTTTCCACCGTGGCCTGCACGTCGTCGTCAATAAACGTAACCAGCGGTTCGTTGTCGTACTCCCCCATATAGATTGGCAGGTTCCGCATGTAGACCGGCATATTCCAAGCCAGGGCCTCTTTCACAACCAGCGGAGCAAGCTCGGACGTGCTGGTGAACAGAAGGGCGTCCATGGCCGAATAAAACTTATCAACGTCGCCGCGCTCCCCTAAGATGATGCAGTTGGCTGGCCGGGTTGCCATCAGCGGTTTCCAGTACTCGGCAAAATTGGGGGCTTGATTCCCCAGAAAATAAAACAT